TCTGCTGCGTTCCAGAGAAGCTAAAAGATAATCTAGGATCTTGCTCTGAACTAAATTCTCTAGGCTTTGGTGTTGGAGTAAGCATTTGAGATACACCTGATAATGCTAATCCTATACCTAAGTTTCCTGCTAAAGCTGCAAAACTAAAACCTCCTCCAGCAGCAGCGAATCCACTAGAAGAAAAAGCTATACTTGTACCACCTGTAAGAACTGCACCACCTATCAAAGCAGCACCTAATAAAACTCTTCCAAGACCTCCTCTACCACCAGCACCAGCAATAACAGGGATAAAATGGATATCTTCCTTACCTATTGGATAAGTAAGTTGTGATTCATCTATTTCATAATTACCAACTTTTACCTGATAATATCTTGGACTCATAAATTTATCTATTCCTTCAAAATTATTAATTAAAAAACTTACTGCCTTTGCAAGACTATCGACCTGTACTTCAAATTCTTTATGACCAACAAACTGTGCCAGTTCTCCATATAGTTTTATCTTACGAAGCATAACGATACCTCCCTCCTGTACATTTTAATAACCATTCAGAATAAGATTCTCTACAACTAAGTCTATCTGTTAAATGGTGTAATACTTCACCATCAAGAAACAAAGCAACGTGATTTAATCCATCTGCCATAATTGACATAAATAATAAATCACCATTCTCTAACTTTTCTTCCTGTCTCAACTGTCTAAAACCAGTTCTCCATGCACATCTCTCAAACATCGGATCTTTCAAAAACTCTTCTGGTGTTATAGGTCTTTCCCAATCTCTAAGTTCAATACCTTTCTCCTGTTTATACCAATCTCTTACTAAAGACCAGCAATCGGTAACACCCCAGACCCATGGACGACCCAATAAAGGTGCTTTATATCCTGATGGTTCGTAATATCCCCATTGTTCTGTTTTGGGATTAACAATATGCCACGGAAGTTTACTTTGTTCACAACTTAATTTATCTGCCTGACTAGCAACTGGTGGAGTAACAGGATGAGAATGAATCACTGCAACAATATCTCCCTGATTTGATGCTTTTACATAATCAACTGGATCAAGAATAAAACATTGATGAGCAGTCATAGCAAGATTATTACAAGGGAAATATCTTTCTTTACCTTTAATATTTACTAATAATCCAACAGATTCTTTAGGGTCTTGGTCTTTCGCATGAACCAATGCAGCTTCTCTCCAATTCATCCGCTAATAGTACCAATAGAAGGAAACTCTGCTCTTGTACATTGCCTTTTAGGAGCACGAATACCAGCTAAATCTATTACTGCTGCAAGTTCAAAAGTAACAACTTCTCTGTTTTCTGCTGACTTACGATCAATCGAATAAATCTCCTGTGGAAACTCTGCGTTAGGATCTGGTGTACCATAAGGATTTACATTACTTGGAAAGTTTACAGCATCTAAAAATTTAGCAAGAGTTCTGATTCGAGTAACAGTAGCACCAGTTAAATCATTTCCAGTTGTAGTTTCATTTACATTCAAAAGAATAGCTGTAATTGTTCCCAATGCGTTACTGACAGTAAGGGTTGGACGAGGTAGTTGTCCTTTTTGAAAAGCAAAACCTTCTGCCTGTATTGGAAATCTTTGATATGTATCACCAGCCCAGACTATTTCACCATTATCTTTCAGACTTGTTCCATTATGAAATCTATGAGTAGTAGCCGATCCATGCAATGCTGCTGTAGTTGTAAGAGTAAAGAGTTCTATTATTGCTGATGGATTAATACTTTGAAGATCACTAACAACAGAAGCACTACTCATGGTTCAAACACCTCTCTAAATGTTGCCTGTATTGTGGCACGATTATTGTAAGGAATAGATTTATTCCAAGATTCACAAACATATTTGCCAGCACCAGACAAGGTGATAGAAACATTCCCACTATTAGTGGCACTGGCAGCAGCCGTTACTGTAAAAGTATTTGAATCTGCAACAGAGGCAACAATAAAAGTACCATCAGTAGCAGAACCAGAAGTGTAATCTACTGTTAATTCATCTCCCACTGCAACACCATGATTTGTAATCGTGATTGTAACTGTAGTTCCTGACTGAGAATAAGTTCCTGTTTTTGTAAAGCCTTCTCCTGGTGGAGTGAAATCAAAACTGGCACTATCATTAGCTCTGCTGTCCAAGAATCCTTCTATGACATCTGCTTCTGTCTCCGAAACATTAAAGGTAAAATTAAATATTTTAGGATTTTGATGAGCAGCGAGTCCAAATAATATTCTGTGTTCAAACCCATCTGCAAAACGTATTGTTCTAGTATTTGGTGCAGATCTTTTTTGTTGTCCGTAAGTTGGGGTAATCGAGGGAAAGGTAGCCATTATGCAAGTAAACCTCCAGGACGTTTTTGTTTAATTAATTCAGATTCTATCGCTGCTGACAATACAAGACCAAGTTCTCTGCCACCTTGTTCATCACCTTCAACAGATGAACCAGAAGCATCTACGTTTACAACAATACTTGTTCCACCACCTAATTGATTATTTGGAATAATAGTTCCTGCTCTATCTGGTACAAATAACTCTGGTCCTTTCTCTCCTACTATTGACGGTCTACCAACAGGAGGTCTGCCTCCTTTTGCAAACTCAAAGAACATACCAGGAGCAGCCTCAAAAGGATTGAAATCTGGGCTAGGAGTAAATGATTTGCTGGAAACCGTTTTATTCTTACCTCCACCAAATATTCCACCAAGTCCTCCAAGAACTGAACCGAATAATCCACCGCCTCCTAGTGATCCCTGCATATTACCGAAGAAAGCCATATTGAATGATGCGTCTATGAGTTTGTCTAATACATTTCTAAGAACATCATTTAAGGTGGACGTTCCACGAATCATACCCTGTATGCCGTCTGCTATATCGGTGGCTATTGTCTGTGACATTTTCTCAAATGCTGCTGCTGTCTCTAACGCTAATTGTCTTTCTTTTTGTAAAGCATCTAATTTTCTCATTTTATTAGCAAGTGCTTCCTCATCTATCTCAATATCTTTATCTTTAAGCTCTTGTATTTTTTGTTGAATTTCAAATTCTAACTCAGATAAATGACCTTTCTCTTTACTTTTTTCAAGTAAAGTTATTTCACTATTTAATTGTTTTTGAGCAGCTTTATTTAAAGCATCATTTATTGCTTTAACCTCTGCTTTTGCGTCTTTTTGTTTTATAAATGCTGTTAATGCATCTAGTGCTAATTTTTTATTTTCTATAGCTGCTGCTTTAGCTTTATCATCAAAAGAAAAAGGATTTACCCCTTTACTAGCATTTAAAAATTCAGTAAATAGTTTATCTTGTTCTGCATCTCCCGTTCCAAACTCTCTCTTAGCACGACCAAACGCTACGTCAGTTTCAACTTGTCTAGTTAATGAACTTAAAATTCCAGATTGTTCTATAAGATTTGCTATCCCTACTCGCATATTTAACATGAAAACACCAAAACTTGTACTTAAGTCTTGAGCCTGATCTCCAAATCTACTTAATGAATCAACTCCATCTTTACCTATCTGTTGAGTCATTTTTTCCCTGACTAACGCAAAAGCTGTTTCTTTATCTCCTAATTGTTCGATTATTTTTACTTGTCTTTCAAAATTACTTCCGACTAAACCTAAAGACTCTATTAAAGGTGTTGTATCTTTATTAAGACTATTTAAAGCCTGACCTAATTTGGCTGTTTCAACTCCAAATTGTTGAATAGGAGTAACAATAGAAGTCGCAAGTAAACCTCCTGCAAAACCTCCCATTTGACCACCAACTGCTGATCCAATTCCACCACCTAATGCACCAGCAAGACCTACTAATGGTCCTTGTCCAAATAATAAAGGAAATGCACCACTAATAATTGCACTTGATAAAACCCCCGAACTGCTACCAGTTTTTCCTGTTCCTGTTTTTCCTTTTCCTCCGCTAATAAAATTAGCTTTCTGTTTTTCTAATGCAAATTGTTGCTTATCTAGTTTTAACTCTTGTTGTTTAAGTTTTAAAATACCTTCATTTTGTTTAAGTTCTAAATTACCTACCTTTATTTTTTCCTTATCTACTGCTAAAGCTTGCTTACTGGCTTTACCACTTAAAGCCATTCTATTTAGCTTTGTAATACGATCCTCAAGGGTCTTTAACTGGTCTTTAGCCTGTCTTATGTCTAACTTTATATTGACTTCGTAATTAGAACCAGCCACTATTTTTTAAAAAACATTATTTATACTTTAGCGTACCTTACGATATTGAGCTTTCTTTTGTGCATCTTCGTAGGCTTTTTCTTCCCTTTCACCTTTTAATGTAAAATATGCGTTCCAACCATAGAGTTCCTCCAGTGTCATTTTTCTCTTGAGATCACCTAAAGTCATCCCTAATTGTTCAGCAATGAAAAACTGTAGATATAAATAATTATTCTTATTCAGATGTGCTTTTTACCGCATCAGGAGTAGCCTCCTCACCCAACTCTTGCATCTTAGTCATCAGTTCTATCAGCACTGCCATCGGTATTTCTCTTCGTAGGCTGGCTCGATCTCCT